GGCAATAGCCCAATACGTTGAATCGGTGCTTGGTGCCCCGTACTCCATTCTGAAAAACATCTTCAAAGGGTTTGACCTGATTGCTCAAGGCCACCTGTACCGTGGTATTGAAATGATGTTGCCTGCTACACTTAAGAACGTGATGAAGGGTGCCCGCTATGGGTTTGAAGGCGCGAATACGCTGCGGGGGGATCCAGTGATGGGGAATGTGAATGGGTACAACGCAGCCATGCAGATTCTTGGCTTTGCCCCAGCGGATCTGATGAAGCAATACGAGAAAAACGCATACATCCTTCGCAAGCAAGACAAGATAACGAAGGCAGAAGAACAACTACTGAAGCAGTACTACGTTGCATTGCGCCAATACGACTTTGAACGGGCGCAAGACATGCGGGAACGACTTTTTGAGTTGGGGAATAAGTACCCGGAACTGGGAATCAACGACTCTATGTTGAATAAAAGTGTTGCCAGTCGGGATCGAATTTCAGAGAAGATGTATTACGGGGTGCAACTAAACGAAAAACTTCGCCCTCGGTTGGAAGGGGCTGCCTCCTTGGTTTACGACTGAAATAAAAAAGCCCCGGTGTTTAGCCGGGGCTAACTTCCCTAACCAAGAGAAGAGTGCGGGGGGACTGTAACATCAGGTCGCCAGACCCGCAACCCGTATATATTGTTTTCCACAACCTGTTTGGTAATGACCGGCACCTGAATCCGGTCAGCTTCGGCTAGAACCCATCGTTCAATCTCCCGCCTATCCGTGCACGGGATGAAGAAGGACGTGCCGGGTTTCAGCTTGTCCCACTCAATCAGCAGGGGCATCCCCAGTATCTTCATCGTTAGGCGTGGCTATCAATTCTTCGTTGAAGTAGGGTAGCTTGCGGGTGTCAAACACGAGGACGTTCACGGCAGCATCGGTATTGGCTACGGTGCCCGCCGCCATGCGTTTCTTCTTCGTGCCGAGAAGCGCCTTGGATTTCTTGTAGGAGTTGGTAATCTCCTCAAAACTTGCCTTGACCTTGGAGCAATCGTCGCGGAACGCCCGAACGGAAATAAACAACATCTTGGTATCCGGCTCATAACGTGCCATCAACTGACCTCGTGGCTCACGGATCGGTGCGTAGTCAAGGCCCGTGCGATTGTCCTTGTTGCCGTTGATAACCAGCACGTCGTTGTGGTGCCTACCCATGAAGCCGCCGACAAACTCATCATTGTCGAACATGTACTTACGTGCACGTTCGCGGCTCAAACTAATAAGGTTCATTCCAAATTCAAATATTGGCTTGACCGGGATATCGTGCAGCCCCCAGTGTTTGGCAAGGGTGCCTCCGGTGGTAGCCAAGGAAACCATCAACGCCCAGTACCGCTCCGCGTTGCGGATCTCAGCGCCTCGGTCTACCCGCTCCTGAATCTCCCGCAATTTCTGCTGCACCATGGGTAGCTGCGAAACAAGGTTTTTGGCATACGGCTCAATGGCATGCCCATAATTTTGGCGAAGCCGATCAAAGTGGTCACGTGCCCAAATCGGGTCGTCTTTCAAGTCCTTGGGTACTTTTACCTCCATGACCCGTTTGAGTTCTCCATCAGGCTTGTTCTTGATGGAAAGCAGTGCGTCAGTGATGTACCGGTTGGATGAAGTAATGACGCCAGTCGCCCACCGTGTGTGGTTCGCGCGCTCCATGTTGTCATGCTGCTTCATCCGGTTCTTGCCTCTGCCGGAAGTAATCTCATAGACCTGCTGTGACAGCTTATCTGGCTCCATGTTAGTGATCTCGTCCATTGTAACGACAAGGTTTTGCATGGTGCCAAGCCGTTGCATGCGGGAGTTGTACGTATCGTCGGGCTTCAGCAACAACTCATTCGGTCTGCCGTAGATACTGTTGATCGCCTCAAGCACGGTGGTCTTGCCGGAACCCGAGTCGCTGCTCACGAGGTTGAGGAGGAAGCCGTCAAGCGAAGTGAATTTCATGAGCAGGGTGCCAAACCCCATGAAGAACGCAAACGCCCGCGCCTCCATGCCTTCCCGCCCGTAGGTGTTGATGATGTCTTTCCATATGTGGAAGTCACCCTTGGGTTTGAAAAGCGGGATGTGTGGCAGCGTCGGCCCTGACGGGGGGCTAAACACCGTCTCGGTTGCTCGAATCTCCCGATCTCCGATGATGATTGCGGAGTTTTCCTCAGTCCAACCAAACTGTTTGTAGGCTTTTTCGGCAACCGTTTTCATCTGCAACTCTTCTACCCATTTAGTTACGTATTGCATGAGCGCCTCTTGTTTCTTACCCAATATTGCCATGCCCTGCTCTGCAACAGAATTGATGAACCGTTCTCTTGACAGCACCCCGGACAACGGCAATATCCAGTCCCGCACACCGTCTTTGGGCAGGTGCAAGCGAAGTTGTATGGTTTCCCCTAAGTCGGGGTCTTTCATCCGTTTAACTACATAGAAGTCGTGGGGGTAAATCAACTCGTCAATCGGCTCCCCCTCGTCATCTTCTTTGTTGTGGCGGAATATGCCACCCGCTTTACCCCGAAAAAACGGGAACGGATACTTCGGGATGTGGTAGGTAACTTCTTCCACAACGCCGGGGATAATTGTCTGTAGCCCCTTGACCACGTTATCTTCTTCCGTAGCCTCAATAATCTCCCGGCTCAACTGAATGGGGGAGGTGATCTTCAGCTTACAGCCTTCGCAGCCGCTCGGGTTCAGCTTCTTGAACGTCGCGCACGTGTACGGCCCCTTGGTTTCCCGTGCTTTCTTGTCGGTGACTTCAGGGTCGTACTCCGGGTGCTTCTTGGAAATAGCGTGGATGCCCTTGTCCCGATCAGAGCAGTGCTGCGCAATCGACAACCCAGCCCGCCACAGCGGCTCTTCAATTTTGGCTTGGTTCTCGTAGATGTTGGCAATCTGTGCACAGCCAGTACCCTCTATCGATTTGATGAGGATATCCTTAAACTTGGACTCGCTCGATCCCATCAACGCCTGTGTCACGGCATCCGGCGCACGTTGGAAGTCTTTGCGGTCCAGCACCGAAAGGATGTCCTGTGTGGGTTCCAGCAACTTCTTTATCTGCTCGTTCGGAATGAGCGGAGCGAAGTGCAGGACTTCTACCGGGATCGGGTTAGTCGGGTCTTTGATATGGTTAGACCCCACCATGCGCAACACACGCGCTGCGTCTGCCGGGACTGCGTAGTCGATTTCAAACTTGTGCTCGGTGCACAGGTTCTTCAACCGCTCGGCGTAGGGCTTCCAGTCCTGACGGAGCATCTGCTCCTCAAGAATCCAGTACACGTGTGCCCCGCGCCCCGACTGTACTATGCTGGGCTTCGGTAGCCCGGTTGCTTTGCAGAACGCCTTGAGCGCAACCAGTCCGTCGTTAAGCGTTGGGTAAGGCTTGCCTTCGCCGCAGTCTAGGTCAATAAAGAAAGACTTGAGCGCCAGCGCGTTGGTTGCGTAGCGCCCGCTCTCCTTGGGGCCAAACTTCGCCAAGGCAAAAAATGAATTGAATTCAGCGGCCTGTAACTGATCCGCTTGTGCACAGAGTTGCTCTACTGATGTGGCAAACCGCTGTCGGACCTGCTCTTTCTTGTTCCCCCAGTTGCAGTAATGCTCACCCTCCGACAAGGGTGGAAGCACCGCTGAGAGAAACTGCTCCCTTGTTGTCATTAGCCGCCTTCGGATTAGCCGTCAAAGATGAGATGGGCAGGGATGTGACGGCGCATCCTCTTCGGGTGCGACCCTAGCCCCCTCAAACCGTTAAGACAATTTCTCGATCAACTTATTCATCTTGTCGATGTGCCTATCACCCACGTGCCGTTCGCCACGAAACCACGAATACACAGACATTCGGCTGATCTTGAAGTAATTGGCAACATCGACAACGGGGATGTCTTTCTTGATACAGATCTTTGCCAACTTTACACCGATCAGGTTTGGGTTGGCATCGTTAACCGCCTGTATAAAAAGACTGGAGTATCCTCGCGCCATTACTCATCGTCCCACTCAGCCAACACCGTCGATGAGTCTTTCTTCTCAGTAGCCACCGGTTCTTTCTTGGTGCGCTTGGTCGGCTCTTCGATGGGGGCAGCGGGTGCAGGTGCGGGTTCTTCAGCTTTGGGTGCCGCAAGTTTCTTTACCCCATCGGCTTCGGCAACCGTCATTGTAATAGCCCGCATGGCGGCGTCAGTCTTGCCCTGCTCGATTGCGGCAAGTGCTTCAGCTTTATCAAGAACCCTAAGAGGCTTAAAGGTTAGTCTAGGCACAGCACTGTCGGTATCAAAACGCATTTCGGTAACAACTGCGGTGATGGGAATACCCTTACTACCAACCATCTTGGCGTAGGTTTGCAGGGGCCACTTGCCGGGAGCACCTTCACCAAAGATCGACGCAGCGGGGAGCGTCAACTGGAAAACATCTCCTTTGATGTCGTTAGCGAGGACTACTGCCAGACGCTGTTGATAACGGCATGCGCGACTATCTCCCTGACCTGAACCCTTGACGTTCTGCGGGCAGTCCACACACCGCTTCGATTGCGGGTTAGCGGCCTTGGCATCCGGCACTTCACCGTCGGAAGACCAGCAGTCCGGTGCACTCACATCCCCGCCTTCGGTGTACTGCTTGAGGTAAAACTGACGGGAAATCTTGGGCGCGGCGTTGACGATCACCACGTTCATGGACCGCTCTTCGTTCTTGGCAATCTCCTTGCCGTTGACCATCATGCGCCACACGCCGCCCTTGATAGAGATACGCTTGATGCCCCCACCGCCGCCACCCATCAGCGACTTGGTTACGTCATCGAGTTCCAGTTCCTTGAGGTAGGAAGGAAGGCCAGCATCCAGCACTGCGAGTTCGTTGCTCATGTTTATCCTCGTTTGGTAATGACTACGGTTTGGGTTACGTCAGAGTTAAGACCGGGGGGAAGTGCGTCCGGGTTTTCTTCAAGAAACTGCGACATGTTTGTGTTGTTGATACGTTGGTGCATAAGTGAGAATGCGTCATGCTCCTTGATGAATTTGTAGAAAGAATCCCAGTCAGAAGTCCAGTAGTTCTTGTTGACCCTGCGGGAAACGGTGCCGTACTCGGTACGGATGGTGGACGCGCCCTGCTCTTTGCAGATTTCAAGCAGTTCGTTTGCGATGATGTCGAGTTGCTCTTTTAATTCTTCGTCTTGCTTGGCTAACTCACGCCGCTTGTCGCGGATCTTGATGTAAACCTTTGCCAGTCGTTCGGCTGTTGGTCTATCGCTCATTTGCACTCTTCTCCTTTTGTCGGATTGGCGTAACTATAAGGGCTATTCGTTACACTGTCAAGTCTCTTCGACGATATTTTTGTAAAGGTCAATCAGTCGGGTGTGGACATCCATCTTCTCCGACAACATCTTATAGACGCGCTTCTCGGCAGGACTGCCCTGTATGTGCACGACAGTGCAGGGGTTGCGTTGACCCGCCCGGTGCACACGGGCGTTTGCTTGCAGGTACGTCTCGGTAGAAGTGATCGGCCCCCACCACACCACCACGTTGGCAGCGTGGAGAGTTACCCCGTGCGCCGCAGCTTGTGGTTGAATTACAAGGACTTGTGGTGATGATGTGGCTTGGAAGTCTGCGAATATTTGGGTGCGTTTGTTGACTGGTATGCCTCCGTGGATGACTTCACACGAAATGTTGTTGCTTTTTAATTCTGATGCAATGATCTCGATGGCATGCTTGAACGGGGCAAACACAATGACTTTGTGACTGGCTTCGTCGATGACCTCCAGCAGCGCTTTCATGCGGTTCTTGGCATCAAACGCCACGATCTCTCCAGTATCCGAGTAGACCGCGCCACACGACAATTGAAGTAATTTATTGAGATTAGTCGCAG